GAATGATATGTCTTTAGCCATTAGCAGTAAAAGTGCAGGTGATAGCACTTAAAAAATGGCTATCTTGTTCATTGTTTACAGTTGTCGGTCCAGCTAATTGTGATACACGGGGAGATACTGCAAATTTATCTACATAAGTAGAAGTGTTTATTGATGTTAAGCCTGTGATAACTGATTCTGCTACTGCGGATGCACTTCCTGTTCCTTTGTTTTTTGGGGTCATAACTCCACAACTTATAGAACCACTGTAGTAAGTTTGGGCTGATCCTTGAGGTTGTGTAGTTGCTTGCGTAAAATCCAAACTAACCATCACATACTTTTTGTTTAGACCTGGGGTGTTGAACGGAGTATTATCAAAAACTACAGTTACAGTTGGGTCAGCATCCGATACTGCGTCTTTTATAGCGTTTTCAAATGCTGCTCTTGCTTTTACTAAAGTCATTAGAAGATAACGTCAATACGGAATAGATATTCTTGAGCACCTTTTAACGTGCGAATATCTGTTATCTTAGCTCCTCTTGTAGATCCAGAAAATGTAAGAGTTATTTCATCTTGGAGTAGTGGTTGGCTATCGCCTATTAAATCTGGTGTTATGTATAGCCTTGCTATATTTTCTTGAAATCCTGATTCTTCACTGGATTGTACAAATTCTATAGGAACCTTGATTTCATAAGTTGTATCTATGGTTATATATTCACCTGAGTCTGTGTCATAGCTAGATATACCCTTTCGAGTGTAAATAATTGATGAGTCTAATGCGTTCCCAAGTTGAGACACAACCTGTTTGGCAACATTTTTTAGTACTGTATCTAGTTGACCTGCCATTATCCTCTAACCACTCTCATTTGAAAAGCTCCTGCTCCACCTAGCATATATGCTCCAAGGTAACTTTGTAACCACGGGTAAACATCCATAATATTATTTACGGAACCAGTTCCCTGGCTATCTGTATTGTACTTAACTTCAATATCACCTAGCTTTACTTCAGAGAAGTTACCATCTGTTCCTGTATTACCTGTCATAGCTTCGGTGTCATTTGCCAATGCTCTAGATAATTCGTATTGAGCATACTTAATATTATTTGGAATAGCTGTGCAAGCTAGTTCAACATCATCTACCGCATAATTATTTCTTGGAAACTTTAATGCCTGACCATTATCACATCTGTCTCCATAAAAAACTAAACTGTCGATCCATCTGGTAGCTGCTATTAATGCTCTATTCTTTTGGTCATCTGTTTTATTTGTCCAAGTGCTTGAATCTGGAACGGTTTCAAAATAAGTATTAGCTTCTGCCAATGTGACATAGCTATTTGCAGTAGCACTTGATAATGTTGCTGTTATAGTTGCTGCC